TCTTGGTATTGCGTATTTAGACGAACTTTCTCCATGTAATAAATCACCTGCAAAAATTTTTCTATCTAAATCTATTCCTCTTTTACCGCCAGCTCTGGCTAAAATATAAGGATCATTAAATAAACCTTGATCTGTTACTAATTTTTTATAATTAACTTTATCTTTATTAGTTTTGAATTCTTTTTTTCCTGTGAGAGACTCAAATGCAGTTCTTTTTTTAATACTAATATCAGCAAATGTATTAGGAGCTTCACCCATTGGTGTTCTAAATAATTTTTTCTTTTGCCACTCCGTAAGTTTACTAGCTAGTGTATTATTAAGTTCTAGTTTTTTTACTTTTTCATCAAGTATCTTTTCTTCATTTTTAGGTGGTTTATTATGTCCTATTTGCCCTTGTTTTTTTGGTGGTACATCATCCCCAACCATATACAACGTCTGCATATCTTCACGAGCTATTCGAATATCATTTCTTACATTTTCAGGAAGATTTTCAACTATCTCATCTAAATGCTTTCCATGTTTTAAAGCTTTTGTACTATGCCTAAGTACCTGTGCTAAAACTATTCCCCCAGCAGGAATTACATTTACTAACAAATCTTCTATTGCATTTTTAAATCTGCCTTCAGCTTTTGTGTCATCTATATCTGCAGCCAAATATTCAGTAACAGGATTTTGAAGTGCAGGATATTGAATTAATAAATTTGATAATCTTTCTTCTAATGGATCAAATACTACAGAAGAACTTATCATTGATTTTACAGCAGCATCACCCCACACACCTATTTTTTTTGAAAGTTTTAAAGGTCCTGTTATTTTACCAGCACCGGCAAACCCAACAGCAAATTGAGTTATACCTCTTATTAAACTTCCTGTTATAGACTCAGGATCTTGTGTTGTTGCAAAACGACCCCCTTCTACACCATACTTAAATTTAAAATCTTTTTTTCCTAATATTTTTGCAAGATCTTCAATTGAATCCGCAGTTTCATTAGCAGCATCTATAGCTCCACCTTTTATTTGCTCATCTGCATTTGATAATCCAATTTTAATATCATTAAGAACTCTTTTATAAAATTTCTTTTTTTCTTTAGGTTCTTCACCAGTGACTACAATTGGTGTGTCCAATTCTAGTCGTTCCATTTGTTCTTGTAATTCTACCATAATTTAATACCCAAACATTGTATCTGCAATTGCGTTATTTTTTTCATCCTTTTCTCTAGCTTGTCTAGCTTCTTGAATAAAATCTCTTGCTCCTTGGTGTCTTAACATTAACATATAACGGAGTGCATCATATGCGTGATCATCTGCTTTTGTGTCAATATCTTCAGGATTAGTTTTATCCAAAGGAAGAGTAGGCAATGTTCGTATTAAATTTGTACATGTTTTAAAAATTTTTAATTGAGGTTCTCCCTGACTATTAAGCTGTAATCGTTTATGTATTGCTAGTTTACCTGCTATTCTGTCTCTATCTGCAGGTATAAAACGTAATCCACTTTTTAATAATGCTTCTGCTATACTAGGACCTGTCCCTGTCTTATTCCAACAGGAAGAATCAAGTACACCATGTAATATTGTTGGGTCATTTTGTTCTAGCTGTATAATTACATTTGCTAACACTTCACCGGTATGACCTTTTACATATAATTCTCGGTATATCCATATTGTACCGTCCCAGTCAATTGCACCCCATAAAACACATGATGGGGATGAATAACCATAATCCGCAGATCTAAATCTATTCCATCCTCTAGGTAATTCTATTGGATCTACAACATGTATACTCTTATCAAATTCTCTAAATGCTGCACCTTCTGCAACATCCCAATCCCCTTCAAGTAATCGTTTCTTTTCTACTTCAGGTAGAGACATAAGCATCGCTTCGTATTCTCCACCCCTAGTTAAAAAGGGATTATCTGTTAATCGTGCAGGAATAAACTTTCTGTGAAATAATGGTTTACCTGCTTTTTCTTCATCCGGAAAGTTATCCGGATATTTTAATTCTGTTTTTGTTTCTATATCTACTGCCGGAAATGCTACATTAGGGGGTGAAGGATCAATATACATCTTTTTAATCCACCAACCACCAACACTGCCCGGATTTGCAGTACATCTCATATAAGGAATTATATTTTCATCTGTTGTTCTCAAACGAGAACGAAGATATTCCCAAACATAAGGTGTTGGATAGTGTGTTATTTCATCTATTCCTATCCAAGAAAACGCTTGTCCTTGGTATCTTGTAACATCTGTATCTTTATCAAGATACGAAAATAATGCTGTGGCTCCACTAGGAAACTGCCACATACTTTTTGCTTCTTTAAATACAGCACCCGGAAATGCTTTCGGGTAAAACTGTTTGCTTTTATCTATTAACTCAGTAAGTTCACCAAGAGTCCTACGAAGTAAGAGAGCACGATGATTGCCATTATCAGCATACCGCAATAAATCAGCAAGTAACGCATAGCTTTTTCCCCCACCAGCAGCCCCGCCATATAGGACATCTTCTTCAGGACTAGCCAAGAAATCCGTTTGAGGTCCTTCATTTGGTTGAAAAACCACAGGTCTGCCTTCAATAACCTTTTTAACAACTGTTGTATCATCATGTCTATTTTCTACTACTGCACTTGTTAGTGCTTCTTGAATTCTTTTTGCTTTTGCTTTTTCTGCTGCAGCTTTCTTTTTTGCTTGTTCTGCTTTCTTTTTTGCTTCCCTTATTTTCCTTCTAGCTTCTATTTCTAGCTGATGTTCACGAGTATAGTGATAACTTCGCTTTGGCTTTTCTGGATTGTTTGGTGTGTCCTCTACCATTTAATTTCCCTTTGCAGTTAGACTTACCATAGTTTTTACTCATCTTTAAAATCCTTCATAAATTTATCAAAATCTTCTGTAGACTTTTTTTCGAGATCCTCTATAACATCTCCTGTTCGTTTTTCTAATATTGTTTTATAATAGCCTACTATATCAACAGGTGTAACAACCATAGCAATATCTCTGCTTATTAATTTATTTGTTCTTTTCCAATCAGCATAGACTTTATCTGCTAAGCATTTAGCTACTTCTTGTAACATTTCTTCAAGATAAGTAATATCATCTTTCCTATCTTCTGGAACTACATTTACCATAATTATTTCGGTATCTTTACAGGACCTACTTTTTTGTATGGTATGTACTCTCCATTTACTACACCCATCATCTGTCCTCTTGTTTTACCGCCCTTTATAACCTTTACTGGTTTGATAGGAATCCATTTCCCATCTATATAAGCTTTACGCATAGAGTCTTCTGGCGTAGCCTTTTCTCGTGTGTTATATTTAACCACTACTAAGGATAATGTATACCTTCAAAACCAAAGGGGTACCATAATTGTAATAACCCAACTGTAAGTATACCTAGTAATAATAATAATATAATCATTTTAATAATCATCTATATCTTTAGCATCCATATAAGAAATATTATGATAGCATAAAGAGCTGTTATATATAATACGAGCATGCCCCAATCATCTTTTTGTATAGAGAATAAGTCTACCATTGGGTAAAGAGCATCATTAATTATTTCTCGAAATTTCTCCATCGTTTAGCCCATAGCCAATTTCCTAATTTAGTGTGTTGTTTCTGAAACCAATCCCAGAATTTGTTGTGATAAAATCCTTTAATTGTTTTTTTTCGGTGGCAATACTACAATACCGTGAATTGCCCTCACGTTGTGGTCTATTGTTTCTTTTTTGCCAAGTCCTACCCTATTGAGTATGGATTCAGCAGCTTTCATTCTAAGTTCACTAGCTTTAATGTTATTCCCATCGTCATCCATTGTTCTAGTTAATCTTTGGACAGCTTTTGGTCCGTTTGTAGCTAACTCAGACTCACATCTATCAATTATGTCCTGTTTTAGTCTTTTAGCTAGCCATTTACGAGAGTGTTTGTTATATCCTGCATCAATAGTGGCTTTTGATATATTACCACCATTTTCAAACAGTTTATCTAGAAACAGCTCTTGTTTTTCTGTTAATTCTTTTTTTACTGGTAGATTCATCTTTACATTTACATCCTAATTTCTGTAATTTACTATCAGGATTACCCACAATAAAATGATTCAAACGATCACCTTTATTATACCATGTAAGTAAATCATCAATTCGAAGCCTCAAATCGGGTATTTCTGTTATCAGTTTTTTTGGGAGTATTACATCGCCATCTTCTATTTTGTAATGCATAGTTGTTTTGCTTTCTATAAACTTCCAAAGGGTTTCCA